CGCCGCTACCACCAGCACCAGCAATGCGTGTCATGCCTGCACCTGCACCTGCACGGTGTCAATGCCAGCGCTAATCACGACACTACCAGTAAGCGTAAGGCCGTAGACGATAGGCACTGGAATGCCAGCGCGGGAACTATTTTGCAAGCCGGAGAAATTGAACGTAGTGCGCGGGTCTTGTTGGTCCTTGTTTGCTTTTGGTACTGGCGTTAATAGTTGGGCAATGCCGCCGAGGATCAACGCACCACCCAGTAGGCCAATCTTGGTCATTGCAGCGCCGCCAATAGCAGCGCCGACGCCAGGTAACAGCAGTGAAAATGCCACCAACAACACGCCAACAATAATCCGCCCCACTGCACCAGCACCGGCCACCACTGGCACGATGCTGATCGCCTGCTGCCCTGCTGGATCATGCAGCTCATCTACAGTCAAGTCGTAGCTGCCAACACTCACGCGGTAGTGCTGATCGGCCATGTGTTGCTCCAGCTCCGGCCAATTTGCCACCATAAACCGCACTGCTTCTGCTGCAGTGGCAACGTCCGCTTCGAGGATGCGATGGCCAACAAACTTTGCCAACTGGCCGTATAGCTTGATCTTACGCAGCATGACGCAATCTCCTACCTAGACATTTTAGGAGCCAGCCGCCCAGCATGTCTCTGCTGGACAATCGACCTTGTAGGTGATGTAGCACCATGCCATCTTCAACCATCACACCAACATGATTCAAGCCAGTGCTGTTGATGCTAAATAGCAGCGCATCACCAGGTTCGATTGGTTCATCTTCCAGCAGCTCACGAAATCCACTAGCCGCCCAGCATCCTTCAAACATTGGCGCTGCATTGAACTGCTCTGGGTCGATGGGGCGCTCCCAGTCACGCACCATGATGCCATGGTCAATGTACCAATCCCGCACCAACGTCCAGCAGTCGGTGATGCCCCAAACCCACTGCCGACCAATGAGTGGTGCCCTGAAGCCACATGGCTCGTAGTATCCCCATGTGCCAAGTTGCGGGTTGACGATATGCCACGGCAGACCACTGGCTTCGCAGGCGATCCTATCGGCTTCTGATGGCACTGAAGCACTCACTGGATGGCTGTGGACAATTGCCACCACTTCACCGCAATCCTCGGCGGCTTGATAGTCATCTGGCGACAGAATGAACATCGCCTCTGGCGTGGTTGCAAGATTGCGGCATGGCACATAACGTTGCCGGCCTTTGATGACCACCAGCAGGCCACATGCCTCGCGGGGCATCTCGGCTAGTGCATGGTTCATTGCATCATCTTGCCATGTCATGCATTGAATCCTCCGATGCCTGGATAGCCCCCGTATGGCAGTTGATTATTGGCGCCAAATCGCGCTTCACAACTGCTGATCCGTTTGCCGCATACATCCTCACTTAAGTTAATTACTGACGCATCATTGATATTGAAATAATTGGTGCCGGTGTAGCTACATTCAGCAGAACGATACACCCACTGACAACGTGTGATACATTGCCGCTTTGGTGCTCTGACACCTGCCAGGTCAAATACACTGGCAAGTTCAAACTCTACAACATCACGATTCTCTGCAGATTTGCGATCAACATAATATATTTCACGCGGAAACTCTGCTAGTGGATCAGCAGTGGCATTACCAGCCGTAAAGTTAACTGCATCAAGGTAACGTGCGAGCGTACGAATGCGCGTCACCTTTGCGCCTTCTAGGCCATCAGGTAATAGCGCCAGCAGTGTGGTGACAGTGCCGAGCAGATTTGCTACGCGCAGTGTTGGCCTTGGCAATGTACCTTGTCCGCTATAGACAAAACCATCTGCTTCAATTGGCAGCGGCATATATGCCTGCCCTGCCCATACGATGTCAGTGTTGGTTTCATTAACGCCAGCATGGAAGTAATAGGTTTGGTTGACGCCATGTTGCGCTAGGTTTAGCTCCAGCTCAAATAGTTCAATGATAGCGCTAGGTGCTGCTGATTGCAGATTGCTAATCAGCGCTGCTTCACTGTCACTGGTAACGTAACCAGCATCCCAATAGCCGGTTACAACGTATGGCATGAATTATTGATTCCAGGGTATGCCAGAAGCTTTTGTTGGCTGACGTTGCTCATCAATTTGCGCAGCCAATGCGGCTTCAATTTCAGCCACCTTCTCGGCAGTGAGTTTATCTTTTACCCAACCAACAACTACCGCTTTTGTGAGAGAAGAGTATGGAATGAGATTTTCAGGGCGCTCTAGGCCAATGCTTCCATAGGCCCCTGCTTGATAGGTGCCGTCATTAGCGGTGATGGTGTAGTGGACAGTGTAAACATAGCCATCAGAGGTTTCCCTTTCAAGATTGGCAATGTCCCAGGAGATTGTGGTAGTCATAAAACAAGATTAGTTAGTGGTTAGTTTAGCAGCATTAACTGCTCAATGAGAGAGCTGAGTGGCATCATTACCATGTGCTGATTGCTGCGCGTTTCCATGTATTTGTAGCCGTGCAGACGTAGATGTAATTTGCATCCCAGCAGATTTCACCAACAGCACCAGTAGCGCCTGCAGATGCAGGAGTGCGTGCAGTACGGAGTCGCATGGTATCAGCATTCACATCAAGCAGCGTGGTAGGGCTAGAAGTCCCAATGCCCACGTTGCCTGCGGAGTCGATGCGGGCGCGTTCGGTGTTGCTTGTTGCTCCTGTTGAGGTCTTAAATACAATTGCACCATCACCGTTATTAGTTCCTAATCCAACCCGGTACTCTTGGTCTCCATTGCTAACAATGTTGAGATTATTACCATCTTGTTCAATAAAGCCGTAATAATTTAGCCCAAATTTTACTGTCCCCTTAGTAGTTGAGTTTTGAACGTGAAGTTTCTCACTAGGACTGCTCGTCCCAATGCCCACGTTGCCTGCGGAGTCGATGCGCAGGCGTTCCGTCGGAGTGCTCGCCCCGTCGGCGGTGGTGGTGAACACTAGCCTGCCTGGCATGTCGTTAGCGCTAGGGGTGCCGTCTACTTGACAAACTATTTCGGCTGCCCTAGTCTCAAGGTCAGTGCCGTCCGCCCCTGAAAAACGGATGGCGCCCAAATCGTCATTGTTGTTAATAATCGTTGAAGTTCCGCCACGAGATTTAGCAAGGTTCAGTGTAGGGGCATTGGCATTATTGCCTGTGGAAATCACAGCAATACTTGCTGCAGCGCCGTCATGTTGAACGTAGGCTTGAATATCGACGTTTGAATAGCCTCCGACATTAACCGCAGAAGTCGTCCCAACCAACAACCGTCCGCTGGAGTCGATGCGCAGGCGGTCGGTGCCGCCTGTCGTCACACCAACTGCATCAGCACCAGGGCTATAGATGCCGGTATTCGGGTCGCTTTCAAACGCAATAGAAGGCGCTGCAGCAGTGCCATCCGGCGCACCACGCATCAACTCCTCAATGGTGATGCGCTTATTCTTATCAGCATTAGCCGCTTCACTGATGTCAACAATTGGCAGGAAGTCACCAGATGCTGGTGTGGTCAGTGCAGTGAGTTGTGAAATCTTACGGTCAGCCATGGGGGATCTCCTTAGGAAATTGCAGATTTGATAACAGCGAAGCCAATCACAATTGCTTCGCTAAGGGCATTGGCAGTGATATTGCGCACAGAGATAACTGCTGAGCCGCCTGCAGCGGCGGCATTCAAATTGTATCCGCCGATGGTCCCGGTACTAATGTGAGTGAGAAAAATAAAATCGTTTGCGGCAATGGCGCTACTTGTAAGCGTAAAGCTCACCGTAGTGTTGGCTGCCAGCGATGCACCATTCATTGTTATACGTCCACAATGCGGATTTAAGGTTCCCGACGCAAAGCTAACACCTGTTGATTTACTGTTTGATTGCGTTACTACATTGCCCTGACCGGTAATGTATCCAGCCTTATCGGCGTTGAGGTTGTCGAAGTTAGCATCCAGCTCCGTATGCGTGAGCGGACTGCCTTTAACAGCGCGTGTGACGATTGTGCTCATGGTTCAAATACCTGGCGGAATGTTGCTGTGATCGTAGCTCTACCAGTATATGGTAGCGTCTTATCCCATGTTTCACATACCCATCGGTAAGCTGGCGCAAGCGTATCGTCATCAATAATTCTATCATCATCTTCATGCAGCAAGTAATCGCTATCCTCTGTTAGCAAATATCCAAGTGCACCACCATCCACTGGTCGCCAATCAAATGCGTCACCATCAGCAGCGCGTGCATCAAGGAATGCTTCAATGGTATCAGCATTTGCTTTGGTGATATTATTCCATGTCAGGTTCCAGATCTTTGGATTTTGGTTTAACCCAAACCGCAGCCGCTGCTCATAACCATCACCAAACTGCACCTTACGCAGCTTTGGTTCACTGGATTTTGTAGCGCCATATGCTGGTGTGATGTCAGGAAAGATTGCCATTATCGTGCACCTGCAAGTAGACCACCAGGTCGTTGCTGCTTGATCAATTCAGACTGTACTGCAGCGGAGATCACGCGACCCAATGCAGCGCCTTCCTGTTGGTCACCTTCTACTTTAGTGCCTTTGGCATCTACATTGACCACCACGTTAATGCCACCACCAAAGCTACCAGCAGGTGCAATGCCGCCACTGCGGCCTGGTGTGAATAGCTCAGGGCCACGTTCCCCGACGAGGTACGGCTGCCCTCTGGATACGCTGCCGCCCATGGCGCGGGCAGGGAGTTCATAGTTAGGGCCAATCGTACCAATGCCTTTAACTGCACCACCACCAGCAACTGATGGCGCAGATGCGGCATTGAATCCAGGCGATAAGAATTGCTTGATTGAATTGATTGATTGCTCAATTGCATTTACGTCAACAGTGACATTGACGTCACCACCAAAGGTACCAGCTGGAGCAATGCCACCGCTGCGACTTGGTGTAAATAGCTCTGGACCTTTCTCGCCAACGAGGTACGGCTGCCCTGCGGTGACGCTACCGCCCATGGCGCGCTTCTTAAACAGGAAGCCCAGCAGGCCGCCACCGTCGCCAGTGCCGGACATGGCGCCAAACAATGCTAGGTTGACGGCAACATCTAGCAGTTTGTTGGCAATATTCTTTAGCAGATCTGTCGCAACTTCCTGCAGGCTCTTGGTGCCATCTATTGCACCTTGAATGGCACCAACAACGCCATCCTTAATTGACATGCCAATGTCAGTATAGAGTTTCTTCATTTCTTCAGCAGCTGCTATTTGTTGCTTTAATGCTTCAACACCTTTCAATGCAGCTTCAGCTTGAGCCGCCATTTCAGGCGTCATCTCTTTAGTTAGATCACGCAGTTGCTGCTTAAGCATGACTTCAGCTTCATTGCCGGTAAGCCTTGCCTGCAGCAATTCTGCTTCATCGTATAACTTGTCAATGGTCTCTTGGCCTGATTTAATCTTTTGGTTTTCTAGTTCAGCTAGGTCATATTCCAATTGCCGAGCGATAGTTGCGGATTGAATCGCCAGCTTATCGAGTTCATTCTTTTTAGCAGCAGCTGGCAGCTGTTTATCTGTAACAAGTGCAGCGGCTTGCGCGTTGATACTGAGCAGTTCCTTTTGCGCAGTGCGTGCCAGGATTAGCGGTTGAATGCCTGCCAATCTTGCATCAAGCAATCGACCTTCAATATCAAATATTGCGCGTGCATTTTTCAATTCAACAGCACTAGATGCAACCTTCTGTGCATTAGCCTCCGCCAACTGCTCAGCATCATTTGCGGCCTGGCTGCTGGCACCGCCACCTGCGCGGCCACCGCCACCTGCGCGGCCGCCGCCGCCGCCACCGGTAGGCACCGTGGCTGGCGGGAGCGTCCCCGGTGGTGTTGTGCCGCTACCTACAGTCGTACCTGCTCGTATATCCGATTGCAATTGGGCGCGTTCGCCGCGTAACTTGGCCAAGTTGCGGTCAATGCTGGCACGCTGGCGACCGCGTGCCGTCTTTTGTTGTTGTTGCAGTCCAGCAATTTGCGCATTCTTTTGCCCTAGCAGTTTATTAGCCACGCTCAAATTTGCAGCGCCACCACCTCTAGCCGCGCCACCTACCTTTTGCGATTCGCTGCGATAACCAGCCAATGCAACCGCTGCAGCAGTGACACCTGCCGCTAATGCAATCCATGGACCGGCAGCAGCCAAGGTAGCCAAACTTAACCCACCTAGCAAGCCAATGGTTGCGCTAATAGCTGGAGCTAATGCAACAAATGCTGCAGTGAGCCCAATCGCTGCAATTGCAATTGCTTTGATCGGACCAGGCAATGCGCCAAATTGCTTAAGCAGCTCCGTTACACCTTTGATAACCCCTATGATTGCTGGCAGTACATCTTGAGATAAAACAACCTGAAAATCTTCAAACGCATTTTGTAAATTCTTTACCTGCTGCGCTGGACCTTTCATTGCTTCGGCAAGTTGATCGGCGCCTTCGGTGGCAGCACGTTTCAATGCACGGATCACGACTTCAGATGTGATCTTGCCTTCTTCCGCTAGTTTGCGAATTTCACTAATCGGCGCACCTAATTCTTTCGTTAACGCAACAACCAATCCCGGCGCTTGTTCAAGCACTGAATTAAGTTCTTGACCACGTAACACGCCAGAACCTAGCGCTTGCGTGAGCTGCAGCAATGCACCAGCAGATTCAGCAGAGGTGGCGCCGCTTATCTTGGCAGCAGTATTAAACCCAACAAACGCAGCTTCGACATCTTCAAGGGAAACATTAAGTGGCCGCAATCTGCCATAGAGTTGCGCAAATTGCTGATTGGATTCAGTAGCGCTCAGGCCAAATTGCCTGCCTGCTCGTGTTGCCGCATCCTGCGCTGCTGCAATTTCACCATATCCGCGTGCAAGGAATTGCAACCGCCGGCCTGATTCTTCGCGTTGAATGCCAGCCTGCACCGCCTGCTGAGCAGTATTTAACCCGACATATGCTGCAGCAAGTCTGCCAATGCCTGCATATAAATTTGCGGAAGAACGTGTAGATTGCTCGCTTGTCTTGTTTGCTTTGTCAAGAATTGATTGATACTCCGCAATTTGACTTGCTGCCTTTTGGTATAAAGCGCCGCCAATTTGAACACGACTCTGAACATCTCGCAGTGCGTTAATTTGTGCGCGAATTGCGGCTTCAGTATTTCTTACGTTAGCAGCAAAAACGCCTTGAACCTGTGAAGCTTTGGCAAATCCACCTTGCTGCGCTTCAACTGCTGATTTTACTTTAAGAGCATCAGCGTTTAATTTTTGCAGCCCACCAGCTGTTGCTAACGCTTGCTGATTGAGCGCCTTGAGCTGCTGTAATGCACTGCGTGCATCAACTTCAATAGAAATACCAGCAACAGCCACAGCAACACCTCCTATGCGGTCATTCTAGCGCCGTGATTTAGCGCGATCCATTGCTTCCTTCTCGCGTTTACCTTTTAGTTCATAATATGCGGCAAAGTGTGTAAACTCCGCATCAGTTAACTCAGTGCGCAACCGGCTGATCGTCATACCTAGTTCTGTCGCAAGGAAGAACTCAAAATATAACCATGAGTCTTCCTCTAGTCGTTTTTTGCTTCTTCTAGGTTGGCACTCTCACCCAAGCCAAACAGGAACAACTCCAGCTCGTTCAATACACGCTCCGGCAGCTCACGTTGCAACTTGGCGGCATCCGCTGCAGCAAATGCCTTGGTGCCATCTTTCAGCTCTGCTATTTGGCATAGCATCTGCGTGCTGATCTCCAGTGCTTCGTCAGAGCCAGCCAGCGTGGTTGCTTTCTTGCGATCAGCGCGGGTAATGGGTTTGAAATACAGGTCCAGCACCGGCTCACCAGCATCATTGTTGACCGTGAATTTACGGCGTTGGTTAAGGTCAAATGCACCGGTGAGCAAATCAACCGTGCGTTGTTGAGCAGGCATTAGATAGAAAGGGTAATGGCGCCAGATGTAACGAAGCTAACCGTGATGATCTCGATCTCACCAACGGTAGCACTATATTCTGAACTGGTTACCACCAGCGTACCGGTGATCTTCTTGGTGCCGGTTTCATCTAAATATAACTCAAAGGCTGCATCCGCTTCGTCGGTGGCTTGGTTGACATCTGTGATCAAATCCAGCTTATCGCCTGAACTAGGCGCGTCATACATCAGCTCAATGGTGCCTGAACCACTAATCAAACCGCCTACGTTGGCACGATAGGTATCACCGTGATCAGTGACATCCAGAGACTCCTTCTCAGTGGTCATTGACCATGACCGCACTGCAGCAATTTCGCTCATGCCGCCACTACCAGCTTTGTCAAAATACACTGTGCCTTGTTGCCCGCGATAAAAAGCCATGATTAGATACCGAGTGTGATGGCGCCGTTAGTGACAAAGCTAACGGTAATGACTTCGATTTCACCTACTGTAGCCGTGTATTCAGCGCTGGTGATTACACCATCAAACGTGATGCTCTTGCCAGTGGTCAGCAGCAGTTCAAATGCCGCGGCACCTTCATCAGTGGCGGTGTTGACCATCTCAATGAACGCATTGGTTTCATCACCGCTGCTGGCGGTGTAGAGCAGCTCCACCGTACCGCTGCCGCTGATCAGGCCGCCTACATTAGCGCGATAGGTGTCGCCAAGCGCAGTGGTATCGAGCGACTCCTTCTCAACGGTCATGCTCCATGACCTGGTGCTGGTGATTAAAGCAGTAGTCGAGCCGGTGTCCTCAAACTTGACGCTGCCTTGCTGGCCGCGATAGAAGGCCATCGCTACAAATCCTCAAAGGTTTCAAATGTCATTCTAACCTGTGTTTGGAAATAGCCTTCCGGTGATGGGCTGCCCATCACTTCAGGGCCAGTTGGGGGGTCAAAATGCACGCCGCTGATGATCTGACGGTTGAAGAGATCCCGAACCCGTTTGCCGATCGTGTAATTCGCGCCAGGACCAACACCTTTGGCGGTGAAGATATTGATAACAATCACGCCAATGACGCTATTGCTGCTGCCGGTAGTGCCGCCTAGTGTCAGGTAGTTGCTGCCGCCAAAGCTGACTAGGCATTGCACCCATGAG